CAACAGCCAATATGGTTCGGGCGATGGCTCTTACAACGTCAGCGTTGGTAGAGGGGCTATTTACGGTGTTTCAAGTGGCAGCGGTTCATACAACTCCGCACTTGGTTACCTTGCGCTCAGTTCAAGCACCACAGGCAATTACAACGTAGCGGTTGGGTCAAATGCCCTACAAGCTAACACCACAGCATCAGAAAACACTGCTGTTGGCTATCAGGCGTTATATACAAATACAACCGGCGCAGTCAATGTGGCTGTTGGTAAAAACGCCCTACAAAACAGCAATAGCTCATACAACACTGCTGTTGGCGGTGGGGGCGCTTTATATTCGGCAACTTCTGGAGCGTATAACACTGCGGTAGGATATGGCTCTGGTTACAACATAACCACAGGCTCCAAAAACACTATCCTTGGCTCCTACAACGGCAACCAAGGTGGCCTAGACATCCGCACATCAAGCAACTACATCGTGCTGTCTGATGGGGATGGGAATCCACGGGGTTATTGCACCAACAATAGTACATGGTACTTTGTAGCGGGTGGAAATAACCCATCAGGTCGTTTTTATTCTCCTAGCGCAACCGATTCAAATCCCACGCTTTATGTAGATAAACCAAGTGCGACAACTTCAACAAGCCAAGTTTTCATGGCTTTTACGGTGAACTCTCAAGGTGCGCTGAATGGTCAAATTAACGGTAACGGTGCAAACCAAGCAGCATTTGGCTCAACATCAGATGCTCGTTTGAAAGAAAACATTACCGAGATACCAGCGCAACTTTCAAACATCATGGCATTACGCCCTGTTGAGTTTGATTACATTGCATCAGAAGGCGGCGGGCATCAAATAGGGTTTATTGCTCAAGAAATGGAAGCAGTTTTCCCAGACTCTGTTGGTGAACGTGCAGATGGCATGAAAACCGTAACAGGCTGGAACAAAACTGAAGCCATCCTTGTTAAAGCAATCCAAGAACTCAAAGCAGAGTTTGACGCATACAAAGCATCTCACCCCTAACCCCTGAAAGGAAATTAAAATGGCAACAACTTACACTTGGACAGTTACCTCCATGCAACAATGGCCTAGCGGCACAAACGCTGGCTACGTTGTGAACGTCAACTGGCTGCTTACCGGCAATGATTCAGTCCACACTGCATCTATCGGTGGCAACACCCAATACCCCGTTACTGACGCACAAGCTGGTTTCACGCCCTATTCAAGCCTGACTCAATCCCAAGTCATTGGCTGGGTGCAAGAGTCTCTGGGCGCACAAGGTATCGCCAACTATGAGGCGAATGTGCAGGGTCAATTGAACAGCTTGGCTAACCCCCCTGTGTCGCCTGTCACACAACCGTTGCCTTGGGCCGCTTGATTTGATTGTATAATTCGTAGTGCAATCAACCATGCTTAACCACAAAGGAGAAAGCTATGCAAGATAGCTTAGAGACTGCAGCGTACTTTCCTACTGCTGTATATAGCATTAGTAAACCTGAGTTTGTTGCGCCGGCCTTAGCGGTGTTTAACGAACTCATTGCAAAACGTTGCAACAAAAAAGCGTCAAATAAGCTGTACCCAAGCCATATGACGCCTAATATGTTTATGGACCCAAGGGTAAAAGACTTGGCCACTTACATTGCAGGCACGGCTTGGAACATTCTTGACGCGCAAGGTCATAATTTAGAAAATCAAATTACGTATTTTCTATCTTTGTGGGGCCAAGAACATCATTACTCATCATCCATGGATGAGCATGTGCATAATTTAGGCACACAAATTGTGGGCTTTTATATCTTAGATGCACCAGAAAAGTCTTCACGTTTAGTTGTGCATGACCCTCGCCCGGGGCGTGTGCAAATTAACCTACCTGAAAAGAGCTCGAATGAAGCTACATACGCCAGTGCAATGGTATCTTTTCCATTAGAAACAGGCAAACTGTACTTCACCAATGCATGGCTGCCGCACTCATTTACACGGCATGCCAATACCACTAAGCCTTTAAAGTTTTTGCACTTTAACCTTGGCGTGCAGCATGTGCCACATGCTCCGCAAAAAGAAGAAGGCCCAGTCATTGTATGAACCACTATTTAATTAGATTCAACAAGACTAGGGGCCAACAAGGCCGCGGTACCCCTGACCATGCATGGAGAGTCTTTGAAAATGGAAAAGAATACCTCTGTAAACACGTACGGATTGAGGTCCACTCACACTCAGAGCGTTCAGGTGAAGACTGGAACATCGCGTGTAATGGCGTTATGTCAATCGACAAAGCAACAAGCACAATCACAATCTCAGGGCAAGCCACTAGCCCATCTTAGTGGCAATTTTTTAGGAAATTAAAAAATGAAAAGCGTAACTATCTCTGTTGAACTCTTGAACTCCCTTCTTGGCTATTTGGGCACTAAGCCTTACCAAGAAACCTTCCAGCTAATTGGCGCAATCCAAGAAGCTGCTAACGCGCAATTGGCTGCTGCGACTCCTGAGGTTGAGCCCGCTGCAGTTGAAGCGCCTATCAACTAAAGGTTTACTATGAGCTTTTTTGCAGAACTACGTAAGCATGCAGATGACATGAATTCACAATTTCTTGGTGAAATTCGTGCATTTATTGCGCATGTAGAAAAAAAGTATGAGAACTTTACCATTCATAAGGTAGAGGCTCCGCAAGATGCAGCAGGAACTGGAACAGATTCTGTGGTTGCTGAATCAGCTTCCACCCCCGTTTCTGATGCTCCAGTTGCTGAGGCAAGCACTGCCAATGATTCTGCCGTTCCTGCTGATGCTGGTGGTGATGATGCTGGTAAAGCACCCAGTGTGGAGGTTCTTTCTGATAGTGCCCCTACTGTGGTTGATGAATCAGCGTTGGTAGCAGGCTTGCCCGCAACCTGTGTTGCACCTACTGTAAGCAAATAAGCATGGAAGCTACGCACGAATTAGCCACTAAAACTGACAAACAGCTCAGTATACATGAGGCTGTTTGCGCGGAGCGCTATGCTGGCATTCAAAAGCGTTTTGATGATGGCGCCAAGCGGATGCAAAGGATAGAGTATATCTTATATTTCTCAATCCTTACATCTTTGCTTGGTCCTAAGTATTTTGAGCAATTGTTAAAGCACCTTATCGGAGTGTAATATGATTGACCCCATCTCAGCCTTGGCGGCAATACAATCAGCTGTAAAGCTGGTTAAGAAAATGAGCCAGACTGTAGATGACGTCGGCTCACTTGGCCCTGTTCTGGGCAAATACTTTGATGCTAAGAACAACGGTGTTCAAGCAATTAAAGAAGCTAAAGATTCTGGCAATGCCTCTAACATGGGCACAGCCATTCAACTTGAAATGGCGCTGGAGCAATCCAAACAGTTTGAGGGCGAACTCCAAATGCTGTTCATGCAAGCTGGCAAGATTGATGTCTGGAACAGAATCAAGCAACGCACAGCCCAGATGGATAAGGCTGATAAGTTTGCCGAAAAAGCCGCTGAAGACCGAGCCAAGGCCAAAAAAGCAGAATTTGAAGAGTTGATGACCGCAATTGCGGTGGTTGTTTTGTTGGTTGCTGTAGGCGTGTTTGGGTATTTCGTCTTTCAAGAGGTGCAAGATGCAAAAGCTGCTGCCAAGCCTACTCATCATCATCGCTCTTAACGGTTGCTCCGACCGGTATCGCTATACCTGCCAGGATTTTGATCATTTTCAAGATCCTGAATGCCAGCGCCCAAAGTGTTTGTTTACGCAGACTTGCCCCGACTACCTAGTCGCCCCAGTACTGGAGAAACAAGTTGAATCTGTTCAGCAATCACCCGGATCACCGTCTAAGCGCTGAAGACATCGAAGTCCGGATCTGGGCTATCGTGGTGCTTGCCATCACGGGTATTTTGTTCTTCATCGTTATCTGCCTTTTGTATTCGGTCACCTTTGTGGTGCAACCGATCAAGGCAATGGCTCCAATCGACCAAGCCTACACCAAGATGCTGAACGACATCGTTTTGCTGTTGGTTGGTGGTATAGGTGGCATCGTGGGCAAACGGGTCGCTGGAGGCGTTGCAGGCACGTTGGCGGGGGTTAAAGCGGCCACCAATACGCCAGCGCCTATGCAACCATGCTACGGCCAGCAAATGGGGCAGCCCATGATGCAAATGGGTGTGCCACAGCAGAGCCAAGCCTTCGGCGCTATGCCCACGTTCGTGAACCCTACGTTCGACGAAGACTGGCGCCCCCCTCCACCGCCCACGACACCGCCGGATCATTTACACCCAGAGCGTGAAGAGATTGCCAATGAACGTGCCGCCGCAAGGGAGGCAGAATGACTTGGTTCCTCACCTTCTTCAGTGACTTGTTCTACGTCATCGCCTGCGCGGCCATGCTCGCTGGCGTGGCCCTCTATGGGGTCAGTTACTTCGCCAAACTGCTGCCGGTGATCGCCACCTATGCCTTGCTGATGCAAATCGGTGGGGTTGTAATGGCTTTGGGTGGCGGTTATTACGTCGCAGATCACAAGGGCTATGAGCGCCGTGTGGCTGAAGACAAAGCCGAGATCGACCGATTGAACGCCGAGGCTCGACAAAAAGAAGCCGAACTGGCCCAAACCCTTAAAGATAAGACCGCAGCACTCCGAAAGGCAAGCAATGCTATTCAAGCCAAAAAGACTGATACTTTTAAGCGCATTGACTCTGGCGAGTTGCGCTTCCCCTCCACCTGTAGTGTTCAAGCCAGTACAGATGCCGGAACTGCCGGAGGAGATACAAAAGATGGAGCCGAACCTGAGCGACAGGCTCTTAAAGATATTGTCACCATCGCAGCAGACGGCGACCTCGCCATCACCCGCCTCAACGCCTGCATCGACCAATACCAAGCAGTAAAGGACAAGGTCAATGTTAAACAGTGATCAACTTCAAAAGCT